CTGAGGTGTTTCATTCGCTGGTACTATTTTACCACATTCGACACATTTTGTCTTCCACATCTTCATAAGACTTTTTGTTCTGGGTTGAGATTCTTTACAAATTCTACCGGGTCTTTTTGAGACTTGTGCACCCAATGTGTGCGCATTATTTCCCTTACAGGATCCCACATTTGAACACAAACATAATCAGACTTCATATTGTTTAATTAGTCTATCAACTTGTTTCTTGTCGGATCCACAAGGAGCATTACGCAAACATCTAATGATTAACTCAGTGTCACTGATGGTTGGTTTAATTGTGAACCCCCACTTGTCATATTTAACATCATCTGTGGGGGCTTCTGTAGTTTTCTCACTCACTGAACCCCTTACCGGCAGTTTTCTTTGATTTGACAGGTCTAACCGGCATGTACTCTCTTAACCTTTCTTCTGATCTATCCTGAAGCAAAGACAACATTTTGTCGTGGGCGTATTGATAACGTGAACCCTCGCTCATTTGGTCTAGCAAATAGGTGGCCACGTCGTATCTAAACTCTTCAAGTTCGTGATCAGTCATTGGTTTCTTGCTTTAGATTTACTTATTGGAATGTGTCTTCCCAACTGGTAGTATTTTGTTGATTACGTGATAATCTTACCTGAACTTGGTGCGACGATGATAGGAGAGAAGATCTCTTTGTAGTTCTTAATCAACTCATCATTTGGTACTGAGTAATAAACAACACTACTGGTGTAAACTCTAAGTTCCTTATCGGGTTCACTTAGTGGTGACCAGGGAACAAAACTAACTGCACCATCTTTTGTTGGTACAAGTGTGATGGGGTTCTTCAGTGTCAAACACCCTTCGGACTCACTTACGACTTCGGCTACAACCATTTCGTTAGATTGGAACCTGATCAATTCAATGGGCTCGTGATTCATAATAAACCTTCGTTGTTGAGATAGTGAAGGGTTTCTTTCAACCCTCCGATGTGATTGTAACCAATGGCGACTTGTGGGTATTCTGAGTGAGAACCAAACTCACTATCGAAATCGGCTTGGTTGAAGTCTTTGTCTAGAATGTATTCTAGAAATTCACCACCAAGACTGGCCAGAAGCATTTTAGCCCTGTCACATTCTTGGTTGTTGTTACTATAAAGGACAACCGATGGTAGACTCATAAGTCACCTTCCTGTCTGTTTTCACTGTAATAGGGGTCGAACTCACCACCTGGATAACGAGCTTCGAGTTTCTCCACATTCATCTCGACGATCTCTTCAATGGGAACATCAAGAGCCAAGAGACATTGGGTAAGGTACCACATCACATCACCAAGCTCCCGCTTTAGGTGAAAGATGGTTTCTTCATCCCACTTCTTACCTTGGAAGATGAGTTTCTTGACGATCTCCATAATCTCACCACCTTCTGAGTTGATACCCACAGCACCAGTCAGGAGACGTTCAATATTAGCACCCTTTTCATCTAGTGACACTAGACGATCACTAAGGGCAAGAAAGTCACGAGATTCATCACTAGTGACAGCATCTACAAATTTAGAGTATTTGTTGAAATCAATTTGCTTGGTCATGAAAATAGTTCTCTTAGTTCAGATTGGGGGGTAGGTTCTCTGTATTTTTCTACTCTGGAATATGGCCAGAGGCTTAGGATGTAGTCGACATCTTTTTCTGAAGCACAACATCGTGTGCCACCACATAATAGTGGTTCATCAGAAACAAGATGAATGAGGTAGTATTCCATCAGTAATTGAAGTCAGCGAAGGAATTTGATTTGAATTTCGACTCAGTATCATTATACTTGGTCGTTGGCTCCGTGTCAAGGATGTCCTCTTGGGCAGACTGTTCAACATCATACAATCTCATCTTGGCTCGGTCAATGCCCACCACAAACTTACGGTGGTAACCGGCGTCATTGTATCTATTCTTGAGTTGTTTGACCATTATCTGACCCATCTCTTCGAGTTCATCATTAGAGATAAGAGCAAACATGAAGTCGGCAGTAGCAGGAAGACCAAAAGACTCAGACGTATCAGTGAGTGAGACATCAGTTGAAGAAAATCCAGAACGAGTAGTTTGTGTGGCTGAAATGATAGGGACGTTGTATTGAACGGCTAAACCTCTTAGTTCTTCGGCAATACTCTTGACAACAGTATAGCTATTGACGTTGGAACCAGCACGGTACCGACTAGAGTTGCATATATTAAGATAATCAACGAAAACGATATCAGGTCTGAAGTTCCTTTTAAGGTGCAATTCTTTGAGGAGTGCGTCGAAGTGTCCTGCATGAGCGGAGGCGGTAGGGTATTCTTTGATGTAAAGTTGACCTTGGGTCTTCTTCTGAATATTATTTACTCTCGTCTCAAAGACAGGACGAGGAATTTCTATGATATCTTGAACATTTGTATCTAAGAGGTTCGCATCAATTCGTTCAGCAATTCTCTCTTCCGCCATTTCAAGAGTGATGTAGAGAACGTTCTTCCCCTGCAAGAGACAGGAGCTAGCGAACGAGCACATGAATAGAGACTTTCCGACGCCTGTACCAGCAAGAGCGACGTTGAGAGTTTTATTAGGGATCCCACCTTTCGTAATTTTGTCAAAGTATTCGAGTCCAAAGCTAATTCGCTCCTCCTTTAGGTGATAGAAATCATAACGGTCGTTATAATCATTTAAGTAGTCGTGACCCACGTGTGGGTCGAAAGATATGGCTAGGGCGTCAGATAGAATAGAAGGTATGGAACCTCTATCACTTTCACTCTTGCCATCGTGAATAGAAATGGATTCAAGTAGAGCCAGATAGACTGCTCTTTCCTGACACCATTTTTCTGTTGCGTCGATTAGAAACTCCAGGTTTCCTTCTTCTCTTCCCTCCTTGTAGACTTCTTCGGCGAGTGTGATGATGTCTGTGAATTCATCACCGGAGAGTCCCTCGTGGGATTCAAGGGCGACCGCGTATTCGGATTGGGTGGCACATTGGTTGTATTGTGAAAAGTGTTCAGCCAGGAGTTTAAACGTAGTACGTCCGATGGACGTCTCAAAGTATACGTCCTTAATGTACGGAAGTACCTTTCTGGTGTAAGTATCATTGTGAGAGAGTCCTATTAAAACGTTTGTTTCAATGCTCGAAATCATGTATAGTGAAGATAGGTGGACATAATAAATTTACTACCAGTTTTAACTGGTAAACCAGCATGAGGGTATTGCCAAGTGGGTGGAAACACCAAGACTGAACCACGATTGGGCTTAATCATTGGACCACCATCAAATTGGGTTTCGCCACCAGTAAAGTCATCATTTAGATAAAACAAGAATGCAAGATACCTTTTTGCTGAGTTGTAGTTACCAACATCAACGTGGGTGTCAAACCTCTCGTCAGTACCTCCATTATAACACTTGACCCTGAACTCCTCAAGGGCCAGGGTGTTCCTTGGGAACCAAAGGGTTTCTGATTTGAGTTTAGAAATGTACCGAGAAAGTGCTTCCTGTGTGGGACCTATAAGATGATTTAACAGGTCCTTATGATTCACGTTTAGGTTTAGTTGAGTGAAGTTTATAACTTCATTCTCAACCTTCTCCTTTTCCTTACTCATATCAAAAGTAAGACAGAGATAATCACAGAGTTCTCCATCTAAAACATCAGGATAAACCCTTATAAAATCTTCAAGGTGTCTCAATCGACTCTTTCCTCAAAGTATTGACCAACAATGATAACCTCATTCGTGTCATCTTTGGTGGCAACTGTTTGTCTTAGTCTGTAAGTGTCGTTGGCAAGAAGTCTGATTTCCTCTCTGTAAGTAACACCATCATAAGATGTCACGAAGACCACAGTGTCATCATCAACCCTCGTCATATGAGAGTTAGTTGGATCATCAGAGAAATAGCCTCTGTCACGTTTCAGGAGGTCTCCATCAATCGCCATATTCATGTCACCATCACTAACATCACCTTCCCAACTGATGGCAACTTCATCACCCTCTGTATTCACAGAGAAGTTAGTTGTGTAAGTGTCTGCTTTTCTTTTGGGTCCATATAGGTAACGGCGACTGGAAGTCCAGTTACCATTACTACGTTCAAACCATTTTGAGAAAGTCATTCATTTCCTCCATAAGAGTAGTTTTCTTTTG